TCCATTGGGTCTTTTGAGTCCATAGCCAACAATGGATGATTTGCTAACTCTGGATTTTGTTGCATCATCATTTCCCTAACAGCCAACTTAGCCTTTAAACTAGCATAGTAGCCATCCATCTCTGACTTAGCTAAAATATCTACAGGTGTTGCAACAATATTATAGTCGGTAGCCATTAGTCTTGATATAGCCTTGTCCCTATACCCAGACACTATAGAACGAATACTCCAGTCTAAACTTAGCCATGTGTTGTTAGTTGTTTCGTCTACACCTAACCATTTTTTGTACTGGGAATTCGGCTGCTTCCCTAACGCATATAGTCTAAACTTGGAATAATCCCCACCATTACCAGAGAATATACCCTTGGGATAAACAAACTGCCAATCATAATATGCTGCTTGTGCATACTCTCTACAAAAGTCTGCACCTTTTTTTGCAGGGTCTATGTCATGATTTGGGTAAGGGAATTGTCCACCACTAGTAATTTGTTGATATTGCATTTTCTTTTGGGTTTTTTATATTGCCTTTCTATATGGCATTATTGTTTCTATTTTTTGTGTTGCCTCTTGAGGCTTGTAGTACCTCTTTGACTTTGCTGCTATAAGAGCAAATCCTGCTGCCATAGCATCATCATACTTCTGTGTGTCGCCTACTTCAAAACCTAACCAGCCAGATTTATCTCCTAATAGTTGTGGGAAATAGACCTTGTTAACATCTTTCTCAATATATGACTCTGTAAAGTCGCATATTTGCTGTATGGTTTTACCCTTACCATCAGAGTAGATGCCTGGCTCTACTTCCCCTGGCATCCACATCAAGAACGAACTACACAACTTCTCTTCAAAAAACTTCTTCCAACCATTTACATTTCTCTCAAATAAAACCTGACAGCCACAAAACCATGCCATCTTTAATACGTATTGGTATTGAATATCTGTCGTAGCCGCTCTGTCAACGTAACGTAAAACAAACATATCGTTATACGGGCTGCTCTCATCCAATAGGTCTTCAATTTGATACGCATATGCTGCACAGTTTGATTTTCTGTTGTCTTTTGTTTTATCGTACTTAAATGGGTCACATCCAATCCTTACCGCATAGTTTCCGTTTGGTGCAAAACTACCTGCCCTTTGGAAAACATTGTTTGCTTCCTTGGGCATCCAACCTACTACCTTCTCATACATACCATTAGGATTTGCCACCCACATAAGTTTACTAGGTTTCATTTCCCTAACTCCATTACCGTGAACGACTTCCTTATAATACTCATCATTATTTTCCCACACTAAATTACCTCTTTCTACGCAATCTTTGTTAAAATTTAACCAATCTAATTGCTCATTTATTTTAAATGTGTTGTATATACTGCCTTGCTGGGCTGACATAAACATTTCTTTCTCATCAAAAGGGTTCATACGAATCTCTTCCTCAAGAAGAGAGCCTTCAAGACCTGTTCTTTTTTCTAAAAGATATTGTCTTGCCCCTAATTTCACATCTTCTTCTGTTAAGTCGCCTATGCCTACAAAGTTCTCTACTAAATAATCATATTGTTCAGGAGTTGGTGGGTCTATTACTGACATTCCATATTTATCTATAAATCCTAAGAACCCATCATAAGCAGGAGTAAAATATTTTACCATTCTGTTGGGCGTTCTATCGTATTTTTTAAAGTCAGCCAATTCCCAAACCTTTTTATATTCAGAGCCGCCACCTTTAGACATATTATTCATTGTTGAGGGACATTCTATATAACCAACCTTCTTTACTCCCTTAACTAAGGTCTTGCTAACAATAGATAAAAATTCAGAAAATGGGACTTCTAAAGGGAACTTCCCCCCTTCGTCAAAAAGCCCATAATTTAATTTGCCAGAATCATATGCATTCTTTCCTGGAGCACGATAATCTACCTTACTCCTATGACCTATATCAGTATCTATACTACTGCCCTTTCCTCCCTTTACCGTAACAGATTTATGCGCAAATACAAGTTCAGTTACAGAGTCTTTATTATTTAATTGTTTAGGTTTTAGAAAGACTGGGAGTTGACGGTAACCAAAACTAACCATGTCCGTAAAAGCAGTTTTTGCATCTTTTTCTGTTTTACTTGTTAGACCACATTTGCTATTCTTGAAAAATATACATTCGTATATGAGATTGGATGTACCAATAGAGGTCTGCCCTTGTCTTCTTTTCTTACCTATCAAAATTCCGATATTCCAGGGAATTTTTTGCCAATGATTTAAAAAGATAAAATATCGTCTATCTAAATCACGATAGTCTGGATAAATATCATCTTCAAGTTTCCACCATTGCAAATAAAAATAATTTCTTCCTGTTATATATGTAGGATTGCCATTATTCATAAACCAAAATCCTTCCCTACATCTTTTTACTTCTTCTACTGCATAATCTCTTTGTTCGTAATTTAATAAAGCATTACCATCTTTATCATATTCTACCAATTCAAAATAACCTGGCAATTCTCTTCTTCTCCAATATTGTTCTGATATATCATTTACTCCCCAATTTTCTATTTCTTCAATAGATGGTTGTTTGGGAAGTTCTATTTCGGTATGATATATTGTTATTTTTTCAGACATTTGTTTTTATATTTTGTTCCATAAATAGCCTCTAATCCAGTTTTACCCTCTCTAACTCTTTGTGCTATAGCTATACCATTTATATTAACTTCTTCTCCCCATTGAGCTGCTGTTTTTTTAATGCCATTTACTTCAATAAACACATTTCTTGTAGTATTATTCATATTTTCTTTAAAAGAAATAAATCTACAATTGGATGATTCATAATTGCCATTTACATCTATTCTATCTATTTGCAAACCTTCTTTATATCCATTAGCTATAGCCCAATCATAAAAAGATTTAAAATCATTTCTCCATTCATCACAAATAATTATACCTCTATTACCATAATTTTTAAACCTTATATTTTTTTTATTATAACATCTTTCTTTCATAGAATTAAAAACGCCATATAATTTATGATTACATAATTTATGTTTTGTACCTTTTGCAGATACAATTTCTTTTTGTAAACATCCACAAGATTTAGTCCAACCACTTTTTAGCTTACTAGATTCCACGATTGTATCTTTACCACAATTGCATTTACATATATATCTATATGAACCTGATTTTTTTTTATCATATATATCTATAACTAATAATCTATTAAATTTTTGTCCTTTTAAATTTATAAAATTTGTCATATTACTTTCTTTCTTGGGCTATTAAATCAACAAATGGTTTTGGCTCTTCTAGCTTTTTATCAACTTTTAATACCCCTGCCATTTGCCCTAATTGTGTTATAGATGTTGCAATTTCATATGCCCCAGTCCAGAGAACTTTAAGCCTATCGAAAGTCTTGCTTTTAGGGTCGTCAATGTCAAGGTCTTTCAAACTTATTGCATTCATGAGGTCAGCCATTTCGTTTGCCTTCCTGTTCAAGCTGTAGTAAAGTTTAGCCATTCCGTTGTCTTCGTACTTGGCTAACTTCTCTTCTAGCTTGGCTATCTTTGATTTAAGATAGTCTGGTGATGATTTGTCTACTATTTCTTCATGTTGGGGAATATATTCCTCTCCATTCTTAGTAGCTACATCTTTTTTTCTTTTTTCAATAAGCTCGTTTAATTGTTCTTCTGTCATATGTTTGGGAATTGGTGATTAATTAATTATTTATGTTTAAATGCTCTCTTTTCAAACTCGTATACCCAGTTCTTATCAGTTTGGTCTATTGTTTCTAACTGATTTAAGAATGTAGAATATTCTGCTACTGCTAATCTTTGTATTGTTCTATATTGTTGTAAGAAATCCCAAGTACATGGGTCGTTCTTTTTAAATATCTCCATGCTTATTTTTTCGTAAGCCTCATATAGCTCGTATTCCATCTCGTATGCTTTTTCAATAGCATCTACTAAACCTGTTACTTTTTGAGGTGATTGTATGGGAGGCATTGATGGTTGAACATTCCAATCTGTTAAATACTTTTGTAAGCCTTCTGCATGAGTAAGCTCATCTACCGCTTCGCCTTTAAAATATTCAGCAGCCTTTAGGTAACCTACATTTTCACAATAGTTTGTAACTTCTCTGTAATAATAGTGTGCCTTGTATTCATTACCTATTCTTTCGTTTAGGAGGTTGGCAATGTCTTGTGGTAATTTTACTGGTGTCATATTTGTTTTTTTATTTTGTATATAATTTCAATTCATCCCTTGCCATATCTATGGCATTTTTATGTGCTGATTGTAAAGTTGATTTTATTTGTTTTTTTAATTCAGTTATCTCTGCTTGTATTTTAGGGTCTTCCGATTCTTTATCAATTAATTCTTTTAATCTTTTAATATTAGATATAGTATAAGAATCGGATAGGTTTTCTTTTGTATAGTCATGGGAATACTTGATTACAAGCTCTGAGAATTTATTATATTCATCCACTGTCATTACCCCTTTAGGATGAGCGTCATCTGATTTTACTGTGTACGATAATCTTGTTCCAAGTTTGGGAAATTCTATGTCTGATTTAGCTAAATCTTTGAATAAAGAAGATTGCATTTCTTTTTCAGTAAACATTTCTTCTTTCTTAAAATCCCTCTTATCCTTTACGCCTATCCCCACAAATGATGGCAAGTCAGATTTAAATATTGAAGCTACGCCATCTCTTTCCATTTCTTTTGATACTCCTTGCATTGATAATGGTATAGTCAATTTTTTTATTTCTTGAGAAACAGTCACTGGTTGTCCAACATAATCTTTCATGCCAGATATAACATTTGCTGCCGTTCCAGCCACTGGTGTTAATTTTCCTCTTAAAAAATGCAACATATTACCAGACCTGTCTCCGCCTCTAAATTCCTTAAATTTACCATCAATTGTTTTACCCCCTCGTATAGTCTGAGCAATCAATCTTATGTATTGAGCAAACCCACCTGCAATATTATATATTTTATCTCCTATTTTTATATCCATAAATCCTGGGCTTGTAGGGTCATTGTCTACATCTCCATTAAACATATATGCTGCACTATAAGATAGAGCCATTATTGCTGCCGTAAATTTAGCAACTGAATATATAGCTTGCTTTCTTATCTCTGGTGACATTTTTCTATAATAACCCTCAGTCCCTTTAACAAATGGACTCAATACATCACTTATGCCTAAAATATTTAATCTTGATGCCATTAGCCTTGGCGACCATATGCCTGCTGTTACTAATTTAGATGCTTTTTCAATATACTCATTTTGTTTTCCTCTGCCAGTTTCAGTATTTAGCATTGCAGCTAAATCCTTAAACAATTTAGGATTATTTTCAAATGTATACCCTTCGCTCATGTATTTTTCTGACAACTCTGTAAAAGCGATGGCTCTCATATTGTTACCCAAACTAGTAAATGCTCTTTCAAATGGCTCTAATAATGTACCTAACACTCTATGATTTTTACCTTTTATTTTAACATTAAAATCAAGCGATTCCCCTGCAAAAGCCTCTTCTCTTGCTTTTGCTGATAATGTTTTGGGTTCTGTAATATCTAACCCAGATTTTTGCATTAAATCAAATATTGGGCTATTGTGCAATTCTGCTAAATTTCTTTCGTATAGTTTTTGGGATGCAGCATCTTTTATATGAGAAACAAATGCTTTGCCACCTGTTATGGGTCTAGACATCATGGCTACCAAAGTCTGCATAAACAATGCGGAATCATCAACACCAGTAACAAGTTTCTTTGTTGTATTAACGGCTTTTGATGTGAAATCCAAAACTTGTTCTCCTTTTGACATCTTTGATTTGGTATCATTAAGCAAAGCAACTTCGTATTCATGAAGAGCGTTTTGTTTTGCTGTGTAAGAATCTAGCAACTCTTTATATAATTTAGGATTCTTATTTTTAAATTCCTTGTTTTCAAATAAAGATTTAGGTTTATCTTCTTTTTCAAAATCTTCATTATCTAATTTCTCTCTTATTTGTTGCTCTTTCTTCTTGTTAGCCTCTATCATTCTCTTAGCCTTTGCTTCGTCTGAATACTGCTCTACCTCTTTTTCTTTTTTTAATTCGTTTATAGATTTTCTTAAATCAACTAATTTTTGATTCTTTTTTATTTTATCTTTTTCTGTTTTGGCTTCGCCATTTAAAACTCTTTGGTATTCATTTAATAATTTAGCTTCTGATTTAATTTCATTTAAGTCGGCTAGTAATTGAGATTTTGTTTTTTTACCTTCCGAATACTCCCCTGCAATTACGTTTGTTATATCCTTTTCTGTTATCCCATCAAATAAGTCTTTTACATCATCAAGCGTTCTTTTTGTTACTTCTGATAATTTAGCTCCCACTTCTTCAACATGGCTTTTAGCTATTTTGGCTATTATCTTAGCCATGTCTACCGTTATAGCAAAATTCTCAGCTCCACCATCTGGCGATATGCCTAATTTGTTTAAATTGTTTTTATATTTTTGTATTGCTTGTTTTAATTGGTCTTTAAGAGATTGTCTTTCTTCTATGAAATCTTTCTTTTGTTTGGGAACTTTTGGCTTAGGATTATTTTTTTGTTGTTTTAGCAATTCGTTCTGAGCCAACAACGCTAAATTTTTATCTTCTGCCTCTTTTAATTTAATTTCAAATTCTTGCTTGGCTGCATTTATTTTATCAAATTGCTCTTGAACATCAATTTTTTGTTGCTCCGTAAGGACATCAACTCCGTTGGCATCCATTTTAGCCATATAGAAATCCGTTATAGTTTCAAGTGGATTTGAATTTGATTTTAATGAAACTAAATTTTTACCTGCTTGGGAACTAGCTACATCGGATGCCTTTATAAATCTTCTTGCTTGAGTTAAAAATTCATCAGATGGATTTTCTGTTAATTTTTTATCTATTGTGGCAGCAAATATTTTCCTTATTGAATTTTCTACAGGAGTTGTCGCTTCCCCCCTTTCCATTTTTTCAATAAGATTATTCATATTGTATCCATTTTCTACAATACTTTTAGCTTCATTATCCCATTGCTCAAAAGATTCTGGATTAGGTTGTCTTTCTGGCATACCTAAATCTTTTCTTCTTTCTTTATTTTCCTCAACAGTTATCCCCCTTACATCTTCACCCCCCATTTGTATTTTACCTTTTGATAGAACTATATTCTCGGCTTCTATTTTTGGCAAATCATTTATTGTATATTTTAAATCTTCTACTTTTTCTGTAGGGGAAATCTTACCGCTTGCTTCGTCCCATGCTGATTTCAAGGCAACGCCTACCTTTTCCCCTACCTCCTTAGCCCATTCTTCTACGGATTTAACACCTTCCTTAATGTATTCTTTAGCTTCCGTAACTAATGCTTTATGGTATTCAAATAGAGCTTCCGCTTCTTTTTTAGGGTCAGGAGTGATGCCCAACCCTCTTCTTATAGTATCAAGTTTTTCTTTAGCTGTCTTTCTTGCTTCTCTTGCTTTTTCTATGGCTGTTTGTTCGGGAGCTGTTGGTTTTGGCTCTGCTGGCTTTGGCTCTGCTGGCTTTGGCTTGGCTGCTTCTGCTGTGGCTCTTGTTGTTGGCTTAGTAGGCTTTGTTGCACTTGGTTCAGCAGATGGTTGTGGGAGTGGTTCTTCTTGTGTAGGAATCTGCTTACCACCTCCTTCACTAATTGCGGGTCTTTTACTTTCATCATATTCTGTTTTAAATATTTGTTTAATACCTTCTTTTTTAGAAATGCCCTTTGTGGCTTCATCAAACATTGTAGCAGGTTTATCATTTACTAATTCTGCGTATTTACCAAATTGGTTTGTTATTTCTTTTTGGTTTTTAGCATCATTTAGTATTTCTGCTAATTTTATTGCTGTTGGGGAATACTTGTCTTTTGGTGTCATTCCGTTATTGAACATATCGGACTGAGCTAACCAATTATCAAAACTTCCTGCTTTACTTGCAGCAAAGTCGTTTAATGCAATTATAGCTTCTTGTACTTCTGGTACTATGCTTTTTTCTATACCTGTAGAAAATATATATGGTAATGATTTTCTTAGACCTTCTTTTTGGGTATGAGATAGATTATCATGAAGTTCGGGAAGTGCTGTATCTCCGCCATCAAATAAGAAATGTTGTGCTACAGTTTCTAAATCCTTAGCCCCGTCTTGCGTCAATTCCCCGTCCTTAAAAATAGTATTTCTCTGTGCTTGATTAAGGAATGGGTTAATTAATTCCATTAATCTTTTTGTATTCTCTCTAATGGCTTGATTAAGAGTTCCCTCACCCTTAAATAACAAGTCAGCTATTCTACCCTTTAATTCAAAAGGCATTCTTCTTGTTATGGCTACAGGGTCTAATCTTCTTTTACCTCCCGACTCCAAATCCTTTACATCGTAATTTCCTAGTTCTATTGCGCCTGTATCAGATACTGCTACTTCCCTTACAAGAACAGGATTTTTCATTCCTTCTACTTGTTCTTTTGTAAATCCAAAGTTTTCAGCATTTTCAGCAAGTGATTTTTTGTATGTTTCAATACCCCTTTGGTATCCCTTCTTTAACCCTGCTGAACGATTATTACCTTGTATAACTTCACCTCTTTCATTAACTACAGGTGCACCACTATACGCATTTGTATTTTCGCCCATTTCAGCAAACCTTGGCTTGTTTGCAAATCCTTCTTCCGCTTGAATACTACCTTCGTCATTTCTATTCTTAGGTTGTGCTTCCCATATAAAATGATTAGGATTTCTTAGTCCGTCTTGATGCGAAGGCTGTAGTGTTTCCGATTCTACTAATTTGTATGTAAAGGGAACTGATACACCGCCACCACCTGGCTCACTTGTAAATCTAACACTGCCACCTTCTTCGGATTTGATTCCCAAACCTTTTTCATTTCTAACATACTCAACACCGTCTTTTACATACTTGCCTTCTTTTCTTATTTTATCTCCGTCATTTAGTAGGTTTTCTGTTTCTCTTAGTTCTTGTTGGTTTACTTGTTCTTGATTTTGTTCGGGAAGTGCTACCTTTTCAGGCTCAACTACCTCCGCTTCCGTTTCTACTACTTTCCTAGATTCGGCAAGTGCCATTTCCCTAGCCTTATCACTAACCTCTCCAAGTTTTGCAGTAGCGGCTTGATATTCTAATGTAATATCCTTTAATTCATTTGGCAAATCTTCAAACTCTACTTGCTCCCCGTCTTTATCATTTACAATTATTTCGTTATCATAAGTAGTATCTATGGTATATCCTTTATTTTCAAATTCACGTTCTATTTCTACCATTCTATCTGTAGTAGGCTTAGCTAGTCTTGCTACTTCTTTTTCATCTATGCCTGTTATTTTTGTTTCTTCTTGTTTGGGAACTTCTAGCTTTCCTACATCTTCTTTTAATAAAGGTTTAATAAGTTTATCGTACTTGTCATAAATTTCTTTTCGCTTTGCTTCGTCTGTTGGGTCAGGCATCGCATCGTACTCGGCTTGTTCATCTGCTCTTAGTTGTTCTACTGTTTTTTGTTGGGGAAGTTCTGGCTTTGCTTCAGTTGAACCTTCAAATACAGGCTTTAACATACCAGCTACTACATCTTTTGCTGTTTCAATATCATATCCTGCATCTGTATATACTTTAATTGCTTCACCTACCATTTCTTTTGTATCAATACCTCTACTAGTAGCTTCTTTTAATGATTCTCTTAATTTTAATCCATCAGCATACCAAGTGGTAGGTCTTCCTCTTAATGCATTTGAAAAATCTTGTTTTAATTCTTTATCGGTAAGTTCTTTTGCATTTAAATATTTTGTTGCTACTGCTTTTGTTTCTCTTGCATCGCTTTTTTCAATAAAAGAACCATATCCATTTGGCATTTCTTTTTCTTTTTTCATCAGAGCATCAACCGCATCATTTACTTTATCTAATGTTACACCAAAAACACTATTTCGTTCTCTTTTTTCCATTTCTTTTTCAAGAATATCAAATTCACCTGTATCATAATTATTACTCTTTTCTAATTCAGACATCCTTGTTTCTATCTCAGCATCTGTTTTGGATTTTACTTCTTCCCCAACTTTATCACCAATTCCTTTCCCTTCTCCTTCAGCCCCTGGTGCTTGAAGTACTCCACTTGTGCTAATCTCTTCTGCGCCTGCTCCTTTGATAGGTTCGGTTGTGACAGGTTCTTCCCCGACTCCGACTTTACTTGGTAACCCTGGGATGTTTTCTTTATCATTTGTTTGTGTTTTTATTGTGTGTTCGGGAATACCTGCTTCTACATCTGCTACTTTTGATACGCCACCTATCTTTTCTAATTCGGTACTCATTTCATCATCTCCCTCAACATACAAATCAATATCTTTAGTAGTAGCGTCATTATTTTTTACAAATTGCTCAAATGTATTTCTATCTACCTCTCTATCTCCTATTTTATAAATTGGTTTTTCTGATACTTTATTATCAATATCATCAGCAGCCTTTGATAAATTTTGAGCTTCCTCTACTTTTTCTGACTGAAATGCAGGGTGTAAAGTTGATGCGCTTTCTAAAGTTTGAGTAGCTTGCTGTTTTAAATCATTGCTTTGCTTTATCTTTTCTGCTACTTGTTTTTTATTTTGAACTTCTGCTGGTATTTGGCTATGAATATTGGTATATTCATCAATTAAATTATTAATTCTTTGTGCTGAATTAGCATCTATGCCTCTATTTTGTACATTTTGAGCTAAATCTTGTTTTAATTTATTTATATCTTCGGGAGTCTTTGCTTCTGCTACCTTTGTTTTAATATAGTTATCTACCTTATTAAATGGAATATGGACACCTCCCATAACTAAACCAAATCCAGCTCCTTCTGCACTTTTCTTTATTATTCTAGCTACATCTTGACCAAATGAAGTAGGCTCAAAAACATCTTTATCTTCATATTTATTTATTGCCTTTTCAGCCATTATATTCAAGGCTTCATTGCTACCCATAAAGGCAGCACCAACAGCAGCGGAATGTCCTAATTGAGCTGTATTTGTAAGAAGTTTATTCTTAAATGTTTTAGCTGTTTGTTTGAATGCTGCATCAAATGCTTCTTTTGTTATGGGAGCTTCTGATTCAGAAAGAAGTTTCGTTATAGTTTCAGCAGTTAATTTATTAGTAACTACCCCAATTTTATTCCCAACAATTTTATCTATACCTGCTTCCATTAAAATACCCATAGCTGCTGCTGAGCTTGCTGCATATATGGTCTTCATGCTTTCGGGAAGTTTTGCTCCTTCTTTTGTATTATTTATATTAGTAATTGCACCATCAAATGCATCTGCCATAAACCCTACGCCATATGGTACTGCTGCCTCTATAGCTAATCCTGGTAATGATGCTACAGTGCTTGCAAGGAAACTATCATCAAAATCTTGCTTTCTTTTTTCATTCAGATTTGACGTTAAAGGGGATACTATTTTTTTTCTAGCTTTTTCGCCTAATTCATCTACCCCTTTTATAAATGCTTCTTTAGGGAAATTAGGGTCATCCCCCATTGCTATCATTCTGCCTAATCCTTTTACAGTACCAGAAGTAATTTTACCTACGGTTTCAACAGTTCTATCCCATATATATTTTGCATAATCTTCTGCACCTTGGAAAGCCCCTTCTTCCGTTTCTGCTAAAGGAGTTCTTCCGCCACCAGTAACGCTAACTGCAAATAATTTTTTTGTTGTGGGAAGCTGAATTTTTTCTTGTGGCTTTAATTGCATTGTAGCAATATTTAACTTAGCCTTAGTTGCGCCTAAATCAGCTTTAGCCTCCTTTGATACAGGAGGCGTTATGTATTTACTTTGGTCTTCTTTTAATTGAGCTTGTTGTGCTGAGTATGCAGGATTAAGTGCGCTTGTTTGCCAACTTGGCTTTTCTCCCCCTTCTTGTAAATTTGATGGTGATGGTGAGGGTGTAGGGGGATTGGTATTTGTCTTTAATTCTTGACCACCAGATTGACCATCTACTTTTTTTTTTACATCATCAAAATCAGAGAAATCGTATTGAGTATTAGATGGAGCTTGCTCTTTGTTGCTAACAGCTTCATCAAATGCGGAAAAATCATATTTTTTAGCTCCAGACATTATTTATGTATTTTATGGTTTTTTTATTAACCCTTCAGCAATAAGTATTTTTATAGCATCGCTTTCGCTTAATTTATTCTTACCCATAAAAGATGAAATCTTTTTTTGAGTTGCATTATCATAAGATTTTATTGATGGTGCAGATTTGGGTATGCCTTTTTTTTCTTCTATTGCTAATATAGTTTTGCCTTTTGCATTAGGCTGTACTTTATATCCCAACGTAGCGGCATCTATAGTAGTTAATCTTTTTCCTATTTTATTATCTAAAACAGGATACACTTCCCAATTGCCTTGCTTATTTAACTTTACACCTAAATTATCCGAACCATACTCTTTTTTTTCTTTTTTGCCTTGTTCCGTTACTTCGTATCCTAGTTTTAAATCTTTAATTATCCCTACAATACTTTTTGAAAATTCCGCATCTAAGTCTTCTCTATTCAATGGAAGCATAGCTGTATTTCTACCTTGCTGTGACGCTAGTACAGCGTCTGGCTGTAATCCCGTTTCTTTTGAAACTTCATTTACACTCTTGCCTTGCTTTAATAAAATAGCAGCTTTATCTTTTTGGTCTTGAAGAGATTTATATTGTTCAGCAGCAGGAGTATATATATCCCTTTTTTCTCCACCTGCTCCCCCTACACTAACATTTGTTATATTTTTAGTTATAGGTGCTTTGGTTTCTTGTACATCCTCATGTACAAATCCTACCTTGGCGTTGTTAGCGTATATGTCGTATAGCTTTGCTTTTTGGAATGCTATTATTTCTTCTGGTTTGGGAACACGACCCAAAGCCTGTGCAAACTTTTGAGTTTCTGCATTAACGCCCCCCATAACGGCAGGGTTATATCTCATCCTATTAAACTCGTTATCTGACACCATTCTTAGTGGCTTGTTAGCATCCCCAGATATGTATTCGCTTATTGTCTTATTTGCGTCTGTGGTTGGTGCTACTGTGTGTTCGGGAACTACTCCCTGAAATACACCTTTGGCATCCATATCTGGGACAAATGAAGAAGATGTCTGTATTTTCTTTTTAACCTTTCTAACATAACCATTTGCATCTCTTTCATTAACATCCGTTTCTTTAGAACTTTTAGCCATATTTTTTATATCTTCCCCAACAGCCTCATCTAAATTATAAATATTACCACTCTTTTTAATTTCAGAGTCAAAGTCTACTGCTGTATCTAAGTTCCAATAGTCTTCCCTTGGCTTACCATCAGCATCTAAATAATATTTCTTTATAAATTCAGCATTGTATGCATCTGGGTTATACCCTTTCTTGCCTTTTATATTTTCTAATCCTAATTTTCTTTGCGTTTCAGCGTACTTTACATTCTCTGTTGCTGTTCTCAATTTAGCTACATCGTCAGCAATTCCCATTCTTATATGATTATAATCATACCCACCCTGAGCCATTAAATCAGCTTTTTGTTGAAGTCTGCCTAAATCTCTTGAGAATATTTGGTCTTCTACAGTACCAGTAGTAAAATTTGACAATTCTAAATCCTTAGCTAATTGTGCTGATGTAGCAGCCTTTTTATTTGCTGCATCTTGAGCTGCCTTAGCTTTTGCTTGTTGCTTCCCCTCTAGTTGTTGACCTATTTTATATAGTCCACTAAAATCTTGTTGGGGAATTATAAACTGTGAAAAATCTGCCATTTTTTTATTTTTTATTCATACCCACCTGGATATTGCTGAGGATACATTAATGCTTGTTGTTGATAATAATATGGATTATTTGCATTTGGAAGTATTCCTCTTTGACCATAACTGCCGATTATACTACCATTCCCCATATTACCCATATTTCTTAATGCAAATGGATTTAATGCTCCTGGAACTAATCCCATGTTTGATGGCATATTAGCTGTTGGGTATCCCATCTTTGACATATTAGATACAGCATTAGCTTGATTTACTCCCCCACCTCCGCCAACCTTCCCAAATGAGCCACCCATACCACTTAAACCTATTGATGTTGCGCCCATTCCAAATTGAGCAGCATCTCCCCAAGACTTTGCTCTATTTTGAGCAATAGCCGCTTGAGCTGAATTGACTGTTTCAAAGTCTTGCATTCTTTGTGCTTGATTATATTGCTCTTCGTTAACCAAGTTGCCGTATCTTCTTTGGTAATCACCAGCTTCTTGAAGACCCAAGGCTGCCATAGCATTATTTGTTTGAGATTGTATTCCAGCAGCAGCCTGCATTACATCAGCAGCAGACGTGGCTGCTTGCTGTGTTCTTCCCATAGCGTTAGCTCCACTTTGATATATATTTCTTTCTTGCTGCTCTGCCCCTGGCATTCTTGCATTTAATTGAGTCCTTGCCAAGTTACTTATCTGTGGCATCGGTCTGTTCTTGAGCTGATTTCTGATTTGTTTGTTAGCCTGCGCTCTACTAGCTATACCTCCAACTACACCTGCCCCTGATACAACTGCGCCTCCTATTGCTATTGCTGCAAAACTCATAGTTCTAAATTTTTATTGTTAACAGAATCTAATCTAACGCTATTAGATGAATTTATTATTTTTAATTTTTCTTTTAGGTCTGTGGGAAGCATTGGGTTGTCATGCTTTTCTATAATCCTTTCCTCTACCTGAAACTCATCTTCATTTTCTGGATTAGCATGAGCCGTTGCCCAAATGCAGTCTTCCCAAATATATAAAACACGCCTTGTGCCTGGTTCTGTAACACCAATATATGGTGCTTCCAAATATTGCTCTACGCCCTCATCTATCCAAACAGAAACAGACCCCTTCAATATAAAATATTGGTGCTGTGTTTTGTGTATCTTGCTTACAATCAAAGAACCTGCTGGCATGAATATTTCCCTAACATAAAGCCCATCTGTAAACCTGTGATTTAATGGGCAACTAATTATGTCAAAGTTCTCAGCCATTATTGACTCTAGTTCGTCTATCTTCTGCTCCTTAGTCTTCTCTTGTATGTCAGAAGCCGAAATTGTAACCACTGACTTTTCTTCGTTTTGCATAACTATAGTTTTAAACTATATGACCTTTACTTATTGACATTCCTAGTTCTAAAATACGAAGTTGTAAAGGTGATGTTGTTGGGGAATACTCTGCTAAAACAAACATATTAGTATTCCTCATTACCTCAGCCGTTAACAAACCTGTATACACATCACCACTTGTTGTTGGTACTACCTTGTTTCTCAATATCTGTGCGTACCAAATTCCTTCTTTCTGTACAAAACTAATGTCCTCTAAGTCTGATGTTTGTAAGTAAGGGAATTCATTATAAAAATACACAAAATTTGGAACAATATTAGATTCTGATAAAAAATTATCATAAACCTTCGGCATTTGTGGTAAAATGTTTGATGTAAACATTATTTGTGACGGGGAATATACTCCATAGAATATATTTTGATTGTCTTGATTGTGTTCCCAAGCATTACCATTTTTAAATGAAAACAACCTGTTCTGTATTGTGCAGAAGTATTCTGTGTTGAAACTAAATGCACTCTGCCAATGTGGTTGTACTACAGCTCCTGTACCTAACTTGTAAGAGATAGTTTTACCTTGATAGTCTAGGATATCAAATGGATATACTATCAATGGATAGTCAGGTAAAAATCCTTTTGGTGGTACATCTGAAAGTTTGGGAATTGTTATCAACAACTCATCATGGCTAGGGTCTACCGTTGCAAATACATACGGTCTATTCCCAAACGCCTCAATCTCATCCTTTGTCAAAGACATATACTTGTAGCACCAATTCTTCCAAAACCTTGACATCTTTATTGATGATATATTATCTAAGCCATTTACAGAATATTGTACCCATCTACCATTACTTGCATCAAGATAATAAACATTACCACGATACTGAACAACTGATGCAGGGTCTATGCAACCATAGTTCCCCTTTAATATATTAATAGTTCCCACAACATCCTTACCTGCACTAAAGAACTGTGTTGCACCTGTACTATCCGTTATCTGCGTTTCCCCAAGATACATAGAATTAGTTTCTACTGCACACAAGGCTAACATAACACTACCCTGGTCTTGTACCTTTGATGTGTTCTGAAGTTTATTTATAGAACCACAATCATCTGACACAAAGGTTTGACTTCCCAAACGGAATGTACTTGAGCCATTTATTTGTGTACCCGATATATATGTGTCGCTCCATACAACCTCTGTGTTGTTGTTTACTTGACCTAATCTTGTAATAATATTAACCTTACCTGTGTCTGTAATCCATGTTTTATAAAATAAATCATTTGGACTCATTGCATTTGCAAAATATAAATTAGTACCCCAGCTTCTATTTAATATATAGCTATCTGCTATAAAATACCCATATAGTTGAGAGTATTCTCTATATATAGTACCAGGATTATTTATTTTATATATCTCACCCATTTCATAAAAAGGTTCTGGTTGCGCTGATTTATATGGAGTATATATTTCATAAACAAATTTTATGTCTGTTAATGGATTTGGGTCAGATATATTTTTGCTTTGCAATAAAATATAATTATTGTCTTGCCCAATAACATTTAATGTAAATGTTTGATAAGCAGGGCTTCCAAAATCTTTTGTTAAAATACAAATATCTCCTTCTGTAAATACATATCCAAGCCCAGAATTATTTAAAGCATTGGTGTTTAATGCAATGCCTATAGTTGCAGGTAAAAAAAGGTCACTATATACATAATTCCCACTACTATCTTTTGTAAAATATTTAGCTTGATTCGTAAATGATTGTATAAAAAATCTTTTATCTTGATTTTTTGTTAATACGGGTGCGTAATAATAAGCCCAGTCTGGTATTTCTAATAATGGAGTAGCGTTAGTAACCCCCCATATAAAAGAAGATATTGCAACAGTATAATTAAAATCTCTTTCTGGAGTTGATATTGAACAATTATTATTAGTTACAACACCACATTTTCTCATTGCATAATCATAAAAAACCATTCCGCATTTATATATAGATGATTGTGGGAATGCATTAAATATATTACCAGTTATACCAGTTATAGGTATGGTGCTTCCTGGCGTAGTTGAAGATGATTTATTTTTATATGCGGATGGTGTTGTTTTATTTATTACAGTTTGAATATCTCTGCCTTGAAATCTAAGGTTTGCTGTGTTATAAACAATAGATGACGGGGGCGCAGGTGGAGTAGGGTATCCAGGCGCATTTAAACTAAATGTAAAAACAGTAGTATCGTACCCATTTAATAAATACCAACCTGGTTGTTCAGCCCATGATAAATAAAAATACCACCCAGAATAACCATACCACTGAAATGGGATTGTATTATGTTTACCTCCATGACTTATTTTAATTAATTGAGTATTTTTTGTTGTGGTAGTAGGATTTAAAAAACTACCAACTCCTATACCCATAGATGTAGTTAATGGAGTATCATATCCATCTATATTATTTGCAAGAAAATATCTTTGTTTTGCTATTTCATGTGATTGGGAATAAATAGGTATATTATCAAATGGTCTTAGTACATCTGGTTCTGCTATTACTATACCAATTGTGTCATTGTAAAAATTATATGTTAATGCATTAATATTATTATTATGGTCTAATATTTGGTTTTCATCTTGAGCCAACCCTTTGTCCCATGATTTAACTATAAATGCATAATTTGTATCGCTACTTCTTACAATTAAGTTTACTATTTTAACTGTATTAGGTATAAATTCATTAAAATCCATAGTTATAATAATTCTATTAGGAGAATTATCTGGGGCTGTAACTGGGAAATTATATCTTGATGACGCACTGTAGCTACTTATAACACTTGTTTCATAGTCATAATATTGATACTGAAACGCAAACTCAAAAGATTCATTATTTATAAAGTTTTTAGTAAACAATGCATCGTAATCCTTAATAAAATTAGGTGTTGATATTGGCGGTCTTTTTATTAAAGTTATTTCATCAAAATTTAATGGGAATGTATATCTTTTTTCTGTTGTGGGAAATAATAAGTAATTAGCCCCAATGCCAGACTCTATATTTATTTTTCTTGGTTCATTGTTTGTACTGTCTGTCCACGATAAAATATTGTTTGCTATATGTGCACTATGTATAAGAGAATTTTTGTCAAAGTTTAACCCTCCAATTACTTCGGAGGAAGTTAAAACATTGTATTGCGTATTTGCATCTGTATACATACAGACAATCTTATCTTCCCCTCCAGCAGTATAAAAAATATCAGTAGTAAAGCTGTCATTTATTGGGAAAATATCTGATAGCTCTATTCTATAATAACTACTAACTGGGTCAATAGTAAAAGAAATAATAGTAAATAATACCGCAGTACCAGCCCCGTTTATTATAGTTATGCCATCTCCTGCCTTTAATACAGCCGCTCTTGAATCGTATGTGTATATTAAATTGGTGGCTGGGAATAGAGTACCTAATAACACTATGTTGGCTATAGGCACTTGATGGCTTCTTACTGTGTCATAGTCAAAGTAAACAAATCTGTTGTTCTCTGTGTCTTCTATTGAGCCTATTGTTATGTACTGGGAATTGAATGTTATTACCCTTACAGAAAAGCCCAATTGTTTGGATTCTGCATTAAATTCAACTTCTGCGGTATTGTATAAAAGCCCTACATAGTTAGCGTAATCAACTGGGCTTGGTGAATATTCAGTTGCAGACCATATGTTTCCAGATTCATTTATTTGTAAAAAACTGCCGTTAGAATCTCTGAATCCATTTCCCAAAGCAGTAAAACCACTACTATTTGTAGCATCTGTGTTTGGTGAAATCCAATGTGCAAATCCTTCTTCTTTTAACTTCCCTCCAGATACGGTATCGCCACCTAAATAAGTAGATAGTTGTTGCCATTCATATCGTGTGGGAATCCACCAACCTTGAGGAGCTAACCCCCTTGGGTCGTTTACTGCATACCAATTATAAAGCATAATACCTGTAGCAGGGTCGTTATTATACCAACATCTAGCACCTGTTGTTAGTGCTGCCCAAGCTGTGGGGTCTGTAACCTCTAGGATATCATCACCATTTCTATATTTAGTTACATTTAAGTTTTGTGCTGACCATTTTTGGTCACCTATAACTACTGAGGCTAAGTCGGCAGGTTTGGGAATTTCTACATTTCCCCCAACACTTTCAACAACCCCCGTAACACCCTTGTCGGTAGTTCCCGTACGCACATTCTGTGCATTAACCCACTCATTAGTAGTTACCGCAAATGGAGAGTCGTCTGCATTTAATCTTCCTGACTGTATATCTCCAAAGTATTTTAAGTCTTTTTGCCTCATTATTAATTTTTAATAGCCGCAGTATATCCATTGCGGAGTGTATTTTTAATGTCTATTAATGATAATCCGCTTAATCTTGCTCTTAATCTTTTCTTGTTGTTATAGAAAGATACAGCCTCTGGGCTGAAGTCATTGTTTGCGTTAGGGGAGTGCTTCCACTCCTGCCACGCTCTTATTGTCTGTATAGCCTGTATATCTATCTGACTTGCAGTATCTACACTCTGACCGCTTGATATGTACTGAAGCACTACACTCTTTCTTTCAAATCCCAGCGACATCTGTATTTGTCTTCTTTCCTTTATTACCTTGTATCCAATACTAGTGCCTCCCGTAGCACCAAAAAATCTACCTGTTGGCTCACCAAAGTCATTTACGTTCCAAAACCAATACACACCCAAACCGCCTAAAAATAACTGATTGCCGCCATAAATGTTGTTTACATTCCCTGGTGTAACTCCATTGGTTGTAGGGTAATGTGGATGCGTAAATTGAGCCGTTGCTGGGTCATATTTTCTTAACGGGCTAATAGAGCTTTGATGTGGAAGTTTTTGCAGAACTCCATTACCATAAAAACCACAAGACACATCGTCAACAAAATCGTCTGGAAGGTCTACTGCACCATAGTCGTTAACTGGTAGTTCTACCGTGTTAACTATTTTAAGCGTGTCAAATGATAGTTCTCTTAGGCAAGTAGCACCATGTACCATGTATTCTAAATAGTAATGTATGGGAAGACCTGACTCAATAAGTCCGCGCCTTGTTATTTCATCTAATGTTGCTAGTACCATCTTTTATTATTATTTTTATTGGTTAGCTTTTTGTTGGTTTGTAGGGACTCCCTTACTCTCGTCAACAGTTGGGTCAACAAGTTTATCAGGTATTGCTTGAGTGCTGTATAATTTATATACTTCTTGAATTACTTGCCATTCTTGTTCGGGAAGTATCGGCAATGGGTCGTAATCCCCATACATAGAAATGTCCATTATGGCTAAACGCATTGCTAACTTTATGTTAGGGAATAGGGTCTTCAAATCCTTTGTAAAGATAACGTCCATGCCAAAGTTTTCATATCCCACTTGCCCCATTAAGTCGTTCAATAACGGCTGAGATTTAATAAGACCTCCCTGACCCATTTGTAATGGGATAAACTCTTTGTCTAATTCATATCCTATATCATTTGGGTCGTACTTTGCATATATAGCCCATATACCCATATTTCTTGGTAGTTTTATTGGCTTGATGGGAAGCGTTGCCTTACTCTTGCCATTATATGAAACAACATCTATGCCTTCATATAGACCTAATGTTGTGCCGTTTGGTATCACTTCCCCCATCTTCCCATTAATACTAAAATACTCTGTTTTAAGTAATTGATTTATTACATTACCACAGGCTATTTTTATTTCATTATATGAAAGACTAGAACCTTCTGCTATGTCACCGCCTTCAATAAGTGATAAACAGCTTTCTGCTAATCTGTAAATTGTTACAACACTCATTTTTATTTATTTAGTAATGATTCTTTTTCTTTTATATTATATCTAACCGCCTCTTCATCTCCAATTTTAACATCAGGAAAATAAGTTTGTGTCAAATGCTGTCCTACATAGTTAGGGTCTTTAGATTGCTCATTCAATTCTATGTGCTTCATAAAACTAGATGTATCTGCGCCCTTGCCTGTCTTGCCTAAATAGTAAGCACTTCCCTTCATTATATCATCTATACCAGATTGTCTTAATTTTTTATATTCTTTTCTAATGCCTGGGATTATGTTAGCACTTAAACTTGTTGTTGGATTTTCTTTAATATACTGACCAAATAATTGATTACCTAACCCGTTTTTATCTAATTCAGATTTACCTCTCATTTTTTTAGTATCAAGCCATGTTAAATATTTATTCCAATCTGATTTATGCTTATCTGTTACTATAGGCTCACCTTCCTCTTCTTTCCCGTCTTTATCTTCACCATCTTCTTCGGTTGCTTCTACTTTTTTTACTTGACCAGGAACTCCAGTAGGCATATAATTATATGATTTTTTCAAAGAGTTTTGTTTTGAATCCCATTCTTCTTTTGTCATAATTTTTTATTTTATATGTGGTTAACGCCTTGATAATTTTGTTGTGATTTCATTTCTGCAAATTGAGATACCTCAGCATCGCTAAGATTTATACCAACACTCAATAAAGCCTTTATTAAAATCATGTTTATATCTGTATCCCTCCACTCCAATTGTACAGAATTTATTGGGTCATATACAATATTTCTTCCGCCAACAATGCTATATCCATAAACAGGTTTCTTCGGTCTTCTCATGTAAGACACGCTTCCAATATAATTGTTATTAGCAGGATATAAGCGAATAGTTCTTGGAGCAACTATTTCTCCTAATGGTGCTGTGGGAAGTGGTGGGTCTATTTGAGAATTTAATTTATTAGACCTCTCGTCTTCATTCGTCATCTTAATTGGGTAGTATGTATCCCTCCCATTTTGATTAAAAACAATTTCCATGTCTAACATATCAAGGTATACCCTGCTATCAAAGACGCTTATTGTAGCTCCGCTTTGTATAGTTGTAATTGGTGCTATACTTACCTCAAATGAAGTAGAAGATATTATCTTAGTTATAACAGTGTCTGGCTGGAATAAACCAACTCCCGTGTTAACTATAACAATTCTTCCTATAACTAAACCATTTGTACTTGACACATTAATTGTTGTGCCAGAAGATGCAGCATTGGCTGTGATTACTGATACTAAAAATGTGTTGGGAATTGAAACTAGCTGTGGGTCGCTAGCAGCAGAATTAAAATTGTATGTGGTTCTAAATGGAGTTAGACAATCTTTTACAATTTGAGATGTAGCGTACTTTGGAATAATGTCATTGTAGTATGCTATTTGTCCCAAGTCAATTACGGCAACAGACTCTTCTATTGTCAAGAAAGAACCTCTTTCTTTTCTTATCCAGAAATTAATATAATCAACACAGTCTTTAATATTCATTTTGGCTGAAAGTTTGCCAAATTTAATAATATTATTAAGAAAAAAATTTTTATTCTACAATTTCTTTGCCCAATATTCTGTCTTGCTGTAATATTATAAACTTCTTACCATTTATCTCATAGTGCTGCACCTTATCTGAGTTGAAGTATGCTAGGTCGCCGTTTGAGGCTTGTATGTTGGGGAGGTGCTGCCTGTTATTCCCAATGTGCATAATGTGCGAAGACTTTGCCCTCTTTGTTTTTTTTATGGTCTGCGACAATATAATTTTGTCCTGCTCAAACTCTTCAAGCATCACATATCCATTGACCATTATTATTTCCCCGTCACGAATAACCCCAAACAAGTTTCTGATGTCGCAGCTAAAGTACTCCTTGCCGTTGTAGTTTACTAAATTCCTGTATATTGGCTCTCCATTCTCTTGCTTTATCACTAGGTCATAGATAACCTTAAATGAGAATATTGCCATGTCCCCTACTCTTAGGTCTTCTATTGAGTAACCCTCGTATTGCATATCAGTTGTGATGCGTTGGGGAATTGAAACTATTTCCCCTACAATATTTACCACATCTGCTGGGTCTACCGATGCCCCGTTTTGAATTGATGACCTCTTCATTAGGTCTGTTATATGTCTTATGTATCTTGTCTTTGGGTGTACTATTACTTTATTTGTTGGGGCTTGAATCATACTTGAATTTTTTGTATTTTTTTTCTTTGGGAACTATACGATAAGCATAGTACCATATCGCCATGTCGTTCAATACAAATTTAATATCCTTTTCTATATTTTTATACCCTGGAATTAAACTTCCTCTCAAAGAACCGCTAAATACAACCCAAAGATAATAATTGGTTATTTGTATGGATGGGATTATTGAATCTTTTGGGTATGTAGATATTAATCCTATATAGTGAGGGAATTCACGCTGTAAAATATAGTATTGCAATTCCCCAGCATTATCTTGTTCACGATACGTTATGTATTCCAAAGGTTGCGTTTTTATGTATTTTTATTTGGGAAGTGTTGAAGTGCCTAATAATCCCACCATCACACAAAACCACACACCATATGTCGTTCTCAAACATTCCTGATGATTCTACATAAATGGCATACCCATCTTCACCCTTTTCGGTAACTACTGGAATCGGTATATTAAATTGCATCATCATTTTCGTATTCCCTTACAATGAACCATACATCACCATCTGGTGCTGCCTTTGCGTCAATCCATAGACAAGCATCGCCATTATACATCTGACCAATGCCCGAACTAGAACTAATTACTACTACATCTCCAGGAATGTACATATCGCTGTACTCTTTACTAACCTCTACAACCCTTACCTTTTGGAATTCAAGTTGCACAAGTTCAATACCTACTGATGTTGTGTAGTTGTCCTCCTTTAGTGGTTCAACCAACATTTTTCTGCCAACTGGCTCAAATTTTTGCATATTTTTTGTTTTATAATTGCCCTTCTGTATGTGCATCCCAGTCAAGTTCTTCGGTGCTTTCTGCACCTTCACCTCCCCAAGAATAATAGTTTTTCATAGTGTTAAGAATATTTATGTTTTGATATAATAGTACCTATCCCCACACATCCACAAAATAAATCCCCTCAACTCAATACACTCCATGATACCAGACATAACCTCATCTGATACTATCTGATTGTCTTTTCTAAATGCGTTCTTTATTGTAGCCGTTGACTTTAGTCCAAGTTTTACTGCAATTTCTAACTCAGATAGTTCGCAGTTCGCAAACCGTGCATCCATTTCGGTTTGGAATTTTTGGTAATTGACCTTGTTATAGCCTTGTATTTCTATCATATAAGCAAAATAAATTAAAATAAATATCATTTCAAAATTATTTTTGTCAAAATTATTATTATTTTTGTGTCATGGGAAGAGTCAAGACTAAAACCGAAGTTAT